GGATGATTGATTCCATATTATCCATCCATGTGTTAAGGTAATAAACAAACGCACCCATACGGTGTTCCGAAATTGTGGTCTAATTCATAACGGTGATTAAGTATACTTGTAGGTAAATGGAAATCTGAAGGCCCTCTAACTGCAAGTGTGTTGAACGGATTAAGTATAGATTTAACGTAATTTGCTCCAGAATCATGTCTTATCTTCATTTAGTCTCGTCTAGTGTTCTTACTCTCTACATAAACATTCTACCTTTTAGCTTATCCTTATCTCTTTTTATGATTAATTTCATGTTAAGCTCTAGGTCTAGTACTGTCTTTATTTGGTTACATGTTTTTATTCTATTGTTTAGCTTTATTTTAGTTTTTCTAATTGTTAGCTTTCTTGTTCTTATTCTTATTTGTCATAATTGTATTTTCTTCTCTCTATATTTATTCACTTGTTGTCTTTTCCTATGTTTGTTTGCTTGTTGTTTTATATTATTCAATATATCCTAGTTTCAAATCTTAGTTTTTTGTTTCACTATGTGTATCAAGTGGTCTAGGATCGATAGCTTATCCACTTTCTATATGCATTATCAAATCTGATAAATCTATATTTAAATGCTTATTGATTATATCTTCAAATTCGTAACCTGTGTCTGTAGTCATACTATGGTAATTTTTCTTTGGAGGTAGCTTATAGGTTGTATGTTCATCAATTGTTACTTTATCTAACCTTACTCGTATTATATCTTCTAATAGTCTTGATGATTTCTCAGCTACCAAACCATCTAATATAGCTTGCACATGTAAATGTGGATATACTTAAAACACTTAATTCTTCTTAGTAAAATATTGCTTTTATGTCAAAGTCTTAAGTAAATCCCTACCCATAAAAATACCGTGGTCTTTTAGCACTAATTTGCTACAAAAATCAAAATTCCAACTTTCTGTAATAGGTGCTTCAGTGATACATTGTCCTAACCCTCTAATCTTAGTGTCTGGATTAGATAGATCTAATTTAACTTATTAAACTTTAGTTAATTAACCTTCATGGTCGTTACCCATTGTTATACCATCATCACCTGCCGCTGCTACAAAGAACTAATCTGATGTCCATGCGTCTATTCCTGTAGCTACATATATATCATAATATGAATAAGTTAATTTACGAAAAGTATTCATTAATGTAGTTTA